AAGCGGATGTAGAAGCTTATGTTAATGCAAGAAGGGAACAATTCCTAAAGAAAAACTTTTGGGCTCAATTTTTTCCTTTAAAGTACACTACCCAATTAACTTGGGAATCACTTACCGGATCAGGAGGTCTTCCTGTTATGGCAGATGTGATCGAATACAATGCTTCGGCTCCCTTAAAGACTCGTAGGGTAGTCACTAAAACAACCGGTGATATTCCTAAAATCGCTCTTAAGAGGCAGATGGACGAGAAAGATTACAATGAGTATAATACACTCAGAGCACTATCTAATGGTGGTGATCGTAGTGCTATACTTGATCTTATCTTTAATGATATTGATTTCTGTTATACAGGAGTTATGGCACGTACCGAATATCTTGCTATGCAAGCACTAAGCTATGGTGAAATTTCATTGACTACTTCAAACAATAACGGTATTGTGACTGAGGTAGATTGTGATTTTGGCATACCATCCGGAAATAAAACAGCTGTTACCCTTGAATGGTCACAAGCTTCAGGGTCCACTCCGTTGACAGATATTCGTACTGTAGTTGATAGCGCTGTTGCTTCTGGTTATCCTCTTGAATATATGGTGATGGATAGGACAACTTTTGGGGAACTAAGTGCAGCTACTCAGGTAAAAAATGAGTTTGCAGTGCTTCGCAATACAGATGTAACAGGAGCCGAGCCTACAATAGTAGAATTAAATAGAATACTCAAATCACGACTATTGCCTGAGATCATAATGGTTGATTCTAATACAAGGTTTGAGAATACTGCTCATGCATTAACTAATGTTCCTACATGGAAAGCAGGTTATGTAACCTTTGTTCCACAGCTCAGAATTGGAAATATTCTTCATGGACCAATCGCTGAAGAAACAAGTAAGTCAGTGAGTAAAATAGCTACTCAGGTAAAAAGGGATCATGTGTTTATCTCTAAATGGTCTGAATTGGAACCATTCGGAGAGTTCACTAAAGGACAGGCTAACGCTTTCCCCAGGTTTACTGATGTGGATAATATATTTATCCTGAAGACTGATGCAACTTCTTGGACTTAAAAATTAAGGGGAGTGGGGTAACTTACTCCCTTTTAATAAAATGATATGACAAATCTTGAAGCAATAAAGGCCAAGTTAAGTTATCCTTTGTCAGATAATTCATTTATTGTAGCATTACAGGATAGGGGGGTTACTTCGGCTGGTGTTTATGTTGGTGGCGAATCATTTGATTTAGCTTATGCTGATTCGATTAATACGCTTGTGACAGCTCCGGACAAGTCAGAGGGAGGCTTTTCTCTTAGCTTGGGTGATAAGCAATATCTTCTGAGACTAGCAGATGGGATCTATACAAAGTATAGTATAGCTAATCCAATCACAATGAGTTCTTTGAAAAAAACAGCAACCTTTGTACAGCGATTCTAATGGTTCAATATCCGGATAATATCGTAATAACTACTTCAGCATCCGCTTCGCAAAATGCAAGTGGTATATGGACAGCCGGGGCCACAGGCTCTTATAGTCTTGATTGTAGGGCTGAGGCAAACGGGACGGGCAAGAGGGTATCATCAGACGATGGCGCATTGATTGATTATTCATTCTTGGTATTTCTGCCAGTTATGACAACAGTCATTGCACGGGACTCTGATTTTGTACTTACTGCGCTATCTAATGGTACTATCACAGGCAAGGTAAAGAGAGCATCAAACGGACAACTAAACTCACGGATATGGCTTTAAAATCAAATTTTAATGAGGCCAGCTCAATGAGGGATGTTCAGAAACAGGCCGATTCTCTTCATACTAAGATTCTTAACTCGTTTATATCTGATGGGGAAACGTTTGTTACTAATGCTAGAGAACAAGGACAGAGTCATGAGATGGGTCAATATAAAGACCAGACAACGAATCTTCGTAATTCGATAGCTTATTATGTATTTTATAATGGTAAGCTAGTACATAAGAACGAGAAGGGCAATGCTTCTGTAAATATGCAAGAGATAAGCGGATTGATTAAGCCTAACGGTTATCAGATAATAGCTATTGCCGGACAGAATTACGCTTCTCATGTTGAGTCTAAAGGATATAATGTTATCTCTTACCAGGCAGACATCTTATTGGTTGATTTAGCAACGCATCTGGAAAAGCTAGAAGTGATTGAAAAAGGGAGTGCGGCACAAATGGAAGAAACATTTATACCATGAGCAACTATAAGACAACGGATTTTATTATAGACATTGTTTATTCTTTACTGGGATCAATAACAATTCCTAAGTACCGAAAGACAAAGCCATCCAAGTCAACCGCTTCGGAGTATGTTGTAATCAATTCACTTCCTATCAATGCTGCTGTGATGCAGAAATGTTATGTTAATGTTAATTATCATGTTAAAGACATAGACGGAGGTTCTGGGGTCGGGTTGACACCTGACGATACAAAGTTATCAGCCGGAACATCGTTAGTCTTAGCAGCATTAAAAAAGGTCACTACAACAGCTTATCTCATTGACTTTGAAGGACAGGAGACGATACGCGAAGAACAGCTCGGAGAGCATTATTCAAATTTACGTTTTAGTTTTAAAAATATTAACAATTAAAAAAATAAATTATGTCAGTATTACTATTCGGAGTAAAATCCGTAAAATATGGAACAGCCGCAACGGGTAGCAATATGCCTTCCGGCGCAGCTTTAACTTCATTACCAAATACAGTCAAAGGGACTGTAAGTCTTGAGGAGGGAGCGGGGACTACCTCAAAGTTTTTTACCGATCAGCAAGCTTCTCCAATCAAAGTTATTAAGACTGAAGAAGGGGAGGTAACCGCTTCAATGCAATTCTATGATCTAACTTTTGCAACAGTGGCAGCACTCAAAGGAGGTACTGGTAATGCCTCAGGTTATACTCCTGCGACTGGATTTAATCAAATCGAATTAGCTCTTGAGATTGAGACCGACTCAAATCATAAGTTTCAGTTTTATAATGCTTCCATTGAGGCTCATCTGACAGGTGGTGGAGGTCGTGATAGTATGTTTGCTTTGGAGATGAACGCAATACCGCAAATGACATCGGACTTAACAGGTAGCTGGAAGATAAGCGCTATATAAAACCCCTCTAATGGAAAAGAGGGCTTCAAATATTATTCTTCAGCAACATGGTTCTGCTGATTGCTTTACCTTAAAATGGGGGTGGTTTGCTTTTCATTTAAAGATTAAGCCTATCACTGCCCGGCAATTGATTGATATTAGTGGCGAGTTAGGCCAGTTAAAAGAAATTGATAAGGAAAGGGAGATGTTCCCGATGCTAATGGACAATAGCTCTGATTTAGTACATATCTCAAATGCTATTGCCATTGCCACGGGTGCCAGGTGGAGAAAAGTTGTTGCACATGCTATATTGAAACTGGACCTTAAAGACATCCAGACACTCTTTAATTTGGTACATAAACAATCAGACCCTTCACCTTTTTTTTTGATTTGTTTACAAGCAGGGAAGCTGAATCTTCTAAAGAAAAAGGAGCAATAAAAGGAGGAGAGAGTATTTTTGGGCGCATTGCTCTTATGCGTGTAAAATTAAATTTATCAAATGAGGAATTAATGAATACTTCATGGGTTTCTTTGCAACTTCAAATGTACGATTATCCTTATTGGGATTATTCAGCTAAAAGTGTTATTAGAGGAAAAGATGCGACAGATGCACTTCAGAAATACATAAAATAATAGTACCTTTATGCTATGAAAATTACAGGAATATATAAAATTCAAAGTAAGTTAAAATTTGAAAGGATTTATATTGGGAGTTCTGTGAATATTAGTCAGAGATGGTGTACCCATTTAAAAGAATTAAAAAGAGGAAGCCATCATTCATCTAAACTACAGAATCATTACAATAAATATGGAGAATCTGATTTAATCTTTTCGATTTTAATAAATTGCGAGAAAGAAGATTTAATTAAGAGTGAACAGTATTTTATTGATTCATATAATCCGTGGTTTAACATATCTAAAATAGCAGGCAGTCCGTTAGGTACTCATCATAAATTATCTGAAGAAACAAAGCAAAAAATGAGAAAGCCAAAGTCCGAGGAGACTAAGTTGAAAATGAAAAAACCAAAATCTAAAGAACATTGTCAAAAGATTGCCAAATCAGCAATGGGACATAAAAGAAACATAGGTCGTCCATCTCATAGAAAAGGGATACGCTCTTCAGATGAAACAAGAAAAAAACAAAGTATTTCTCATATTGGTATTATACCTTGGAATAAAGGTAAGACTGGTACAAATTCACAAGAGCAGTTAATTAAAATGGCAGAAGGCAGAAGAAAAGCTATAATTGCGAAAAAGGTATTACAAACAAGTTTAAATTAAAATATTATGTCGTCTGTAACTTTTGATGCTTCGTTAAATACCGACAAACTTGAAAAAGGCATCAAGCAGTCCAACAAAACGGTAAAAGACTGGGCCAAAGATGTTGAAACGTCCAGCAAGAAGGCTGATCGGTCATTTAAGAATCTAGGTTCGTCTTTAAAGTCAACCATTAATGAACAGAAGGGTTATGTTAAAGGACTGACTACTGAGATTGTCGCTATGCAGAAGGCTTTTGATAAAGCTACTGGTGGCTCTAAGAAGTCACAAATGGGGCGGGAGTTAGGACAGGCAAAAAGAAGATTAAAAGAGGCTACCGGGGAGTTAATCGGTATGCAGGAGGAGCAGATTGCTGTAAATAATAAAGAGATTGAAAGCACCAAAGGGCTAACAAGTCAGATTAAGGATTGGGTTTTAAAGCTTGGTGGTGTTGCCCTTGCTTATAAGTTAGTAAAAGATGCAATAGGTAAGCTTACTGTTGCTATTAATACCTTCAATATTGCTGGTGCGGTGATGCAGCAGGTGATGTATAATATAGTCACTGGAGCGCAAAGCTGGACTGCCGGAATACAAAATGCAATTCAGGCACAAAAAAGATTAAACGAACTTCGGTTTGAAGAAAAGATTTATGCAAAAGCAGCCTTAAAGGAAACAATAGAATACGATAAGGCTCTTTCTGCTGCTCACGATCAACTACTCACAGCAACGGAACGAGTTGAAGCGTATGATTCCGCATTAATTCATCTGGAGAACGTTAATAAGTTGCGCAAAAAGTCAATACAAGATGAAATTGATGCTTTAGCAGATTCAAGAAAATTTCAACAAGGAGATGAAAAAACTGTTATGAAAATAGCAGACCTGAAGCTTAAGTTGCTACAGTTAGATCATCGGTTATGGGCAGGGCAAAGAGAGATGGTGTCAATGCGTTCAGGTATAGTAAAAACCGAAGAAAGGAATGCAAAAAAAGCATTGGACGACAAAAAGAAAGCAGCTACTGAGGCAGCAAAGATTGAGAATAAGATTAAAAAAGAACAGGGGCTATTAGCTAAATCAGTTGAAGACGGCAATGAGGTTGAAATGAAAGCCATTGCGTTAAGGCTAGTCGAATTGCAAAAAGAGCTTGTATTAAGAAAAAAGATTGCTGCTGCGGCTATTGGTGCGGCTATTGGAAGGGAAACAGGACCAACAAAAATAACAGGATTAACGGGACCAATTTTTGGTAAATTAAAAACTTCGGAAGGGTTAGCTCCAAGTCCTGATGTGGCTGCAAGTAAAGAATGGATTGCACAACAGAAAGAATGGGATGAGACAAAACTTGAAAATCAAAAAAACCTAGTTAAAAATGCAATATTATTTACTGACCAACTTGTAGAGCAGCTTGATTTAACACAAGAACAAGCTGAGGCTATTGGTTTGCTTTCAGGTGTTGCGGAACAACTTATAGAGGGCAATTATGCTGGTGCTGCACTTTCTATCTTAGCTAAAGTAATTGGAGTATTCGGGCAGATGAAGGATGTTATGAGCGAGCCTGCATGGAAGAAACAAATAGCAGCATGGGACGCACTTATTGAAAGACAATTAAGAGTAATTCAGCTTGCCGAAAGAACTGGAGGCT